CCTTGGTTAGTTCTCCGATTCAATACAGTAGACGGTGAAGATTATGGTCGTGGTAGAGTAGAAGAATTCGTTGGAGATTTAAGATCACTTAACGGACTGGCACAGGCTCTTGTTGAAGGGTCAAGTGTAGCTAGTAAAGTAATCTTCTTGGTATCTCCAAGTGCTACTACTAAACCACAGACACTAGCTAATGCTGGTAATGGTGCTATCATACAAGGTAGACCAGAAGATGTAGGTGTAGTACAGGTAGGTAAGACTGCTGATTTTGCAACAGCTGCACAGGTAGCCCAGACATTAGAGAAAAGAATACTAGATGCTTTCCTTGTCTTACAGATTAGACAGAGTGAACGCACAACAGCGGAAGAAGTTCGCATGACACAGATGGAATTGAATGAACAGTTAGGTGGACTATTCAGTTTACTTACTGTAGAATTCCTTGTTCCATATTTAAACCGAACGTTGCTAGTACTGCAACGATCAAATCAAATACCTAAGATACCTAAAGACTATGTAAGACCTAAGATAGTAGCTGGTATAAATGCATTAGGTAGAGGTCAAGATAGAGAAGCTTTAACTACATTCATTGCTACTATCGCACAGACATTAGGACCAGAAGCTTTGATGAAATATATTAATCCATCAGAAGCTATCAAGAGATTAGCAGCTGCTCAAGGTATAGATGTATTAAACTTAGTTAAGACTGACCAACAGTTACAACAAGATCTAGAGAGAGCACAGCAGATGCAAGCACAGCAGTCATTGACAGATCAAGCTGGACAATTAGCTGGTACTCCATTAATGGATGCGTCTAAAGATCCCGATGCTAAAGATAGAATTGATGCAATCAGTCAAGGATTAGGTCAAGCAGCACAACAACAACCACCTGAATAAACATGGCAGAAAACACATTTACAGTAGATACAACTCCACAAACAGAAACAGTAGTAGATGAAAGTGGATCTACAGAGGGTCTTACTCCTGACGAGCAAGACTCCCTGCAGGTTGGAGAACAGATACAAGAACAAACAGAACAACTATTTGCTGGTAAGTATAAGTCAGCAGAAGAATTAGAAAAAGCCTATGGAGAACTTCAAAAAAAACTTGGAGAAAAAGGTGATGAAAATAGCGAAGAAACTGGGGACTCCGAACCAGCTGAGTCAGAAGAAACTACAGAAGAAGCGGAAGAAACTTCACCACCTTCTGCAGCGGCTGAGTTAATAACTTCAGCATCTGAAGAGTATGCTAGTAATGATGGTAAACTATCTCCTGAAACATTAGAGAAGTTTTCATCTATGAGTAGCCAAGAGCTTGTAGAAGCGTACATGAAAGTACAAAGCAATCTACCTCAAGGTGATCTTTTAGATAATACAGGAGACATCAGTGATGCTACTGTAAATGAGATAAAGAACTACGCTGGAGGTGAAGAAAGTTATTCTACTATGGTACAATGGGCTAGTGAAAACTTAGAGTCTGGTGCTGTAGAAGCATTTGATAACATAGTAAACACAGGCAGTGTTGATGCTATTAAGTTAGCAGTCAATGGATTAAAAGCACAGTACCAAAACTCAGTAGGATTTGAAGGAACAATGGTAACAGGAAAAGCACCCGTGGAACAGAAAGATGTTTACCGTAGCCAAGCAGAACTAGTTGCAGCTATGAGTGACAGAAGGTATGATAACGACCCAGCCTATAGGCAAGATGTTATCGCAAGACTAGAACGATCAGACAACTTATCATTTTAAAAATTATGTCAACATACGGATCAGCACCAAAACCAAAAGCACCAGGAAATCCTAAAGAAAGGATGCCTAAAAGAATGGAGAAGAATATTGATCCATTTAATGAGCAAAATACAGAGGATGCTGCTGGTGGTGGAAAATATAACCCATGGGGTAAGGGTAGTAAAAAGAACCCTACTAATTCTTCAGAAACTACAGGTCCATAAGTGTATCGTGGCGACCTGAACTTTCATCATCGCCCTTCAACTTACTCATTATTTTAATGAACGACACAGAAGTAATTGCACTTCAAGCACCTATTGAATACACTATGAACGACAACGCTGAACTTCAAA